CAGTCATTGCGACTACCTGTCGCCTAATGACTACGAAAAACTGTATATGAGGGTTGAGAATCTGCCGGCAGCTTAGCTGGCAGAACCTCTCATTTTATTTTGTACTAAATCTTGACACAGAACCAATCATGACCGGCGGAACACTCATCCCACACACATACTGGACAGATTCTTTTCCAAAATCATAATCCTGCGGGAATGTCTGGGTGGAAATGTAATCTGCATCGGAATACTTCTCCCCATCCACATATCTCACATTCATACCGCCAGATGTATTGGTTGGTGCAATCACATGGTCTTCCACAATCCTGTCATTGAACATAGACCTTTTTCCACGTACACGCTCGGATATATCAGAAAAACATTTATCTCCCGGTTTTCTCTTCTTAATCAGACTTGCCATCATACATTCCTTAAGTGGAATGCCATGAGCACTTCTAACCTCGCCGAAATGGATTGGCTTTTCCTTAAAATCCAGTACCAGCTTTGGAAGATTCAGATCATTTCTCCTTGCAATGAAGAACACCCTTTTTCTTCTCTGTGGCACTCCCATTGTCTGGGCATCCAAAAGAAAAATCTGCACGGAATATCCGGCAGACTTAAATGCTTTGATGATTTCATTAACATATCCCTTTGCGTTACCAGCCACCAGACCTTTTACATTCTCCGCAATGATAATCTTTGGTTTCAATATTTCTGCTGTATGGATGAAATGTAAAAACAGATCATCCAACCTCTGTTTCTTCTGTCCTTCACGGAATGTCTTTTCCGTACCCCAGCCTTTTTCCCTCGCTCCCGCATCAGAGAACACACTGCAAGGTGGCGAACCATCCAGAATATCCAGATTCTTTAATTCATCCGGGTAAGTTCCCAGACGGTTGAAATCTCGGATATCCATGAGATAGGTATGTTTCGGATGATGATTCTGCTTATAAATCGCTTCCATGTCCTCATCAATCTCACAGTTCCCCACTACCGTGTAACCGGCAAGTTTATATCCCATTGTAGAACCACCGCCACAGGAGAAGCAGCTAAATACCTTTTTGCCATTTTGCTCCACACTTTTTAGGTCAGATAATCTCCATTTCCACGGAAAGCGGTGTTTAGTTGTATTTGAATCCACATCTCGGACATTCGTGTTCAAATTCTTCATCCCCAAACTCCTCTTCATCGTATTCTTTATTTTCCACCTGTTTCTCTTCATGAGGACGCTCCTCATGGACTGCAAATAAATCCGTGATTTCATAATCCTCAAACCCGGTCAAGGAAACATCAAAATCCTCTCCCTGTAAATCTGCAATCTCAATCTTTAACAGTTCTTCATCCCATCCGGCATTCTGGCTGATTTTGTTATCTGCCAGGATGTACGCACGCTTCTGTGCTTCCGTCAGATACTCTTCCTGAATGCATGGAATCTTTTCAAGCCCAAGTTTCTGAGCAGCGTAATATCTTCCGTGTCCACACAGGATAGTGTTATCCTTTGAAATGATGACCGGCGATAAGAAACCGAACTCCTTTATGCTTGCCGCAATCTGGGCAATCTGTACTTCGGAATGCGTTCTGGCATTTCTTGCATAAGGAATCAGCTTATCGACTTCCATCAAAAAATATTTTGTTTCTCCCATTTCTTTCAAACCTCCTACGATCCGTTCCTTGTCCTAAGCAGTCTTTCCATCACGTCATCCTGTGGTGTTGCTCCCTGCCATTCCACGGAACAGTTTTCTTTTACAATCTGGTAAATCTGATACCAGACCTGATTGACCTGCTTCATGTACTGCTGCGACATGGCAACATATGGAGAAGCAATGGCATTTCCGGTTGTTGGATGTTTTGCAAGAAATCCGTATTCTGAAATACATTCCTCACACTGAATCCATCTGGATACCGACATGGCATACTGTTCCACCAACTGGGTGCTGACCAGTCTGTCACATCCCCTTGCTTTCAGCCATTTCCATGTTTCCTCAAACACTTCCGCTGCACACAGGTCTTTTCCACTTTTTTGTTTTGTTTTCAGATAATCCTTTACCGGAGGCACATCAACACCTTCCATTGTCGGAGTCTCCGGCAGTTCAATGATTGTGGCACTGATGCCCTCATTGATTTTGTCTGTCAGTGCTTTGGGCTTTCTGCCCGCACCGGCTCTGGCACCGCCTCTTCGCGTACCGTCTTTGGCCATGTCCCTCACCTTCTCTCGTTTGATTTCTTTGATTTCCTTTGAAATCGTTTGATATACCCTGTTTGAAATCCCATTTTTGTGCGTGATACCCCCGCGTCGTTCCCCTATAGGCTAACCTGTAGAGATTTTGATACCCCTACCCCTGTGCAACTTCTTACACCTGTAACTTCTTACACATCAGTAAGTGTATTCACGATTGGAATTGAAACGGTCTCCACGCTCTGCATGAATCCTTGAGTGACACGACTTGCACAATGCAATCAGATTATCTCTTTCATGTGTACCACCTTCACTCAACGGTTTCTTATGATGGACTTCCTCAGTCTCCACCAAAATTCCATTGGCATAACATATTTCACAGAATGGATGCTGCGATACATATTTATCACGAATCCTTTTCCATGCTCTGCCATATCTTCTTTTGTTATCCTTATTGCGCCCATACTTTTCATAGTTCTGGTTGGCAAGTTTCTCATGTTCCTCACAGAATTTTCCATCCGTCAGATTCGGACAGCCGGGATGGGAACAGGGACGCTTTGGTTTCTTTGGCATATGTTCCACCTCTTTTTCTCCATGAAAAAAGCCACTGCAAATTTCTCTGCAATGGCTCTCTGTCATTTTGTTTCTTTCGTCAGTATAACAATATCATAAAGATGAACTCTCATTCTATCACATTAACTCTCATCTTCCAGAAATTTTGCAATTTCTTTGACTGCTATATCATGGATGCGGAATGTGTGTTGGATACTGTAATCCAAATCTACTGCAATCTGCTCCCACGGACGGAAACACAAATATCTCTGTTCCAGTATAAGCTGTTGGTCCCTGTTCCCCAGACGCTTGATAAGTCTGGTAATGTCTGTTTTTATTTCCACCAGTCTGTGAATGTCGGAATAAATCTCATCTTCCAGTTCCACCATCTTCACAATGGCATCTTCCATCTTGTGAATGTTCCTGTTTGGACTTCCCGGCATATCGGACATCAGGGTTGTTGCTTTCGTTGCCAGTTCATGCAGTGAAGCAACCTGTTCCAGTTTACTGTTGATACTCCTGTCAATATTTAATGCCTGACTCAAATATTCTTTTGCTGTCATCACGTACCTCCGATTGAAAATTTATTTCCCTCGGATTGACTCTGATTGTCATATTTCTTTTCTCAGTTTGGCTATTAAATACTCTCCATCCACGGAAGTCAGCACCTGATACCAACCGGAACGGAAAAATCGTTCACATTCTTTAATATCATGTTCTGCTGATGCACTTCCCGGATTTCGCTTCTTTTTTCTAAGGCTTGTCATATAATCTCTTGATGCCTGTATGATGATTGCATTGGCAAGTCTTTCATATGGATTTTCTGCCAGATTCTTAGTTGCCATGTCCACTCACCTCAGCTTTCACCGCATCAATCAGTGCTGACTGGGTATTGTCTTTCTGCTCCAGTGCTTTCAGGATTCTTTCATCAATGGTATCCGCTGTCACAATATGCTGAATGACAACCGTGTTCTCTGTCTGTCCCTGTCTCCAAAGTCTGGCTACTGTCTGCTGATACAGTTCCAAACTCCATGTAAGCCCGAACCATACCATGGTAGATCCGCCACTCTGGAGATTTAACCCATGACCTGCAGAAGCCGGATGGATAAGACCAACCTGTAACTCTTTCTCATTCCATTTACGGATACTTTCATCAGAATCCAGTTTCTGATAGATAACCTTTAACTTTCTAAGCCTTTCCGTAATTCTGGTCAAATCATGCTTGAACCAGTATGCTACCAGAACCGGTTTCCCATTTGCCGCTTCTATGATGTCCTCCAATGCATCCAGTTTCTTATCATGAATCTGCATCACAGCCAGATCATCAGAATACACCGCACCATTTGCCATCTGGGATAACTTACCGGAAAGGGAAGCTGCATTTGCCGCTGTAATCTCTCCGTCTTCAATCTCCAGAACCAAATCTTTCTTAAATTCCTCATACTTCTGTTTTTCCACATCATCCATCTGCACCTCATATCTGGAAGATACCAGTTCCGGCATTTTCAGATAATCCGTTGCCTTCATGGAAATGGTGATGTCAGAAATACGATTGTATATCATGCTCTCTGCTCCTGGGATTGGTTTGTAGCTGTACACGATTGGACCATTCATTTTATCCGGTCTGAAAAAATTTGCCCTGTAAGCCCCAATGAATCTTCCAAGTCTTTCTCCCATGTCAAGCAATTTGAACTCTGCAAATAAATCCATCAATCCATTGCTGGATGGTGTACCTGTAAGACCAACGATTCTTTTTACTTTCGGTCTGACCTTCATGAATGCTCGAAATCTTTTTGCCTCATGGTTCTTAAAAGATGACAGTTCATCCACAACCACCATGTCATAATCAAATTTCTTTCCACTCTTTTCCACCAGCCACTGTACATTCTCACGGTTGATGATATAAATATCTGCCCTTTTCTCCAGTGCGGTCATTCTCTCTTTTTCGGTACCAACCACTATGGAATACTGCAAATCCTGTAGATGCTCCCATTTCTTAATTTCCGATGACCAGGTATTTCTTGCCACCCTTAACGGTGCCACCACTAAAATCCTGTGGACATCAAAACTGTCAAACAGTAAATCATTCAGGGCAGTCAGTGTGATACTTGTCTTACCAAGTCCCATATCAAGGAAGACTGCTGCAATGGGATTCTTCTTGATGTAATCAATCACAAATCTCTGGTATTCATGCGGACTGTATCTCATCAATCATCCCTCCAATCTGCTCCTCTCCATCCAATACAAATACTAAAAAGCCAAGTTTTCTCAAAAGTCTGTGTCTTGCTATTTGTAACGGTCTGGGCTTTTCTCCCGGTCTTTTCACTTCCACAAACCCAAACTTCCCATGTGGAAGTAGCACCACCCTGTCTGGCATTCCATCAAATCCGGGAGAAACAAACTTCGGACATATTCCACCACGGCTTTTTACAGCCGATACCAATTTTCTTTCAATCTCACGTTCTCTCATGCCATTCCTCCATCAAATTTTATTAGGGGTGGTGGTCTGGGACAGTCATTTCTTAAAACCCTCTTATAGCATTTTTTACTAAAAAACTCTCTATAAGAAACTTCTTACTAAGACCTTAACTGACCACCACCCTTTCAGGATTTAGTCCAGAAAATCCTCTTCCTCTTTCAGTCTTACGCCCTTAATGAACACGCCTTTTTTCGTTTTCTTTCTGGTAAGTCCGATTGAATCAATGGCAGAATAAAAATCTGTGGTACTTCTGGCATACTCTCCGCATCTTGTACAGTAAGCACGGTATGCAGAATAGAAATCCCCAGACTTCTGGGTATACGAACTGTCCAGTTCACAGCACTCATCCAAAAACGCACCAAGCCAGTCATTGTTCTCGCGGTATGCCTTGATAGCAGCATCCACACAGGCCGGTACATCAAATTTGTATTTCTGCTGAATCGCTTTCTGGGCTCCTTCAATAATCCATGCCATGATAGCCGGACCTGCATTCTTTACCAGATAATCCGTGTAATTCTTCACATCACTCTTGCCCTCGATTCTGGCATTGAACGGAATGACCACAAGTCTTCGCCAGGTACCGTCATCATTGGCACCTACCCTCGGAAGATGATTGGTGTAAAGAACCAATGTGTGTGATGGAATAAAACGGAACGGATCTTTGTATTTCTTCTCCGCACTGATTTCATCCGTAGAACAAAGCTGTTTGATGACGGATGTGTTCAGACGCATTCCCTCTTCCAGTTCTGCAGCAATGATGAGACGTTTGCCCTTAAGTTCCGCCATTTCCGGTTTCACATTTCTCTTACATCCCACAGTTAATGCGTCCGCAGACATGGAACCACTGTATGTTCCCAATACTCTGGAGATAGAGTTCCAGAAAGTTGACTTACCGTTTCGGCCATCCCCGTATGCAATAATCATGGATTCCACATACACTTTTCCAATGGCTGACAGACCAACAATCTTCTGTACATAATCAATCAGTTCTTTGTCCCCACAGAAAAACAAATCCAACGCTTCTTCCCAAATCTGTTTTCCCTCATCTCCCGGAGAAACCAAGGTATGTTTTGTGATGAGGTCGGCGGCGTCATGTGCTTTCATGCCACTAAGACCGTCCGGCAGATAATAAGTTGCATTTGGTGTATTCAGAAGAAATTCGTTTCTATCCAAATCCGAAGGTTGGACTTCCAACATCGGCTTTGCAGCCTGTAATGCAGACACCACATATTTCATGTCACGGCGTTTCATCACGAACTTCACATAGGCGACTGCTGCCTGATAAATTGCAAATGCGGCTCTCTCCTCATCCGTGGAAAGCAGTTCTTCAAATTTCTTACCGCCTTTTCTGACTGCATCCTCATCAAATCCCAGAGCAACCATGCCCTTCATTGCACATTCCTCTGCATCCATTGCGTCCTGAAGCTGTAAATCCAAAAACTCTTCCATGGCACCCACTGCCTGTTGTTTGGATTCCACCCAGTATTCGCCGTTGAAACGAAGGTAATCTGTTGCCGTGGAAAAACGCAGTTCATTCCCATACTCACGGGTAAGCACTTTCGCCTGTCCGATATCGGAATAATCCGATGGTTTCAGTGAATCCGGTGCAAAATCATCCTCATACTCTTCCGGCGAAACATAATCTTCCTGTTCCTGTACCTTCTTTGCAAACTTTGTGGCACTGTTCCAGATGACGCCCAGTTCCTCTTCATCCAGTGGCGGATCGCACTTCATTGCTTCTTCCCTGAAAATCTGATAAGCCTTGTCGGTTGCACCGTAACGAACCACAACCCTTCCCGCAAATCTGGAAAGTGTGCTGTTACGCATTCCCGCCGGAATCACACCGCTGTCATAGGAGCCATGCTCACTCTCTTCCACGGTCACGATGTCATCAATCAATGTGCCGCCATCATGCCAGATACACTCTCCGGCATCCGCACCATAAATGAAGCGTCCTGCATCCAGAGCATTTCCGTCAAAGAACGGAAAGCGTTTCCAGATAGCACGCTTTAAGGCAGCATATTTTGATGAATCAGTAATGGCATGAATGAAGAAATACACATGGAATCTCGGTCTTGCTGGCTTCCCGTCTTTCTCCTTCATGTTGTTTCGGCTCGGAGCAATCGCAAATGCTACCGTCGGCAATAAGGCTTTCAGCTTGTCAGGAGTCATCCAGTCCCCCGGAAGTTCGGAATGGTCATTGTCACAGTCCATCACTACCACCACAGACTGCATGAAGTTGGCATTGCTTCTGTAATCATTGCGGTACTCTGCACATACATGATCCTTCATCACAGCCTTCTGCAACTCTGCGGCATTCTTTGCCACTACTCGGTTTGGGTAATAGCAATTCTTTTTGTTTCCTGTCTGATTTGCTGTAAAAATCAATAATTCCATTCGACTTTCCTCCTGTAAAAATAAAAACTCAGAAGGGTACAATTCCCCCTCTGAGTCACAGGCAAAAAAAATCTGCCAGATTTTAACCTGGCAGAAAAATTATTTTATTATAGTTTAATCATTTATATGCGACAGCTTTTCCACATCAATAAAGAATGTTCCGAGTACCATAAAATATGCGGCATATGTCTTTGTCCGAATGTTTTGTATATCCCTCCATTCGTACAAATTATCCTTATGCATATATCCATTTCTTGTTTTCTCAACATATTGTTCCAGATACTCAATAACTCTATCAGTCATTTTTGTTCTTCTCAATACTGATTTTTTATTTCCTTTTATGGCTTTCAAAATATTTTTTGCCATTGTAAGAACAAGTTTTTGATTTGCATAGTTCAGTGGCAGCCTATCTTGTCCGGTTATTTCTTTTCCATCTTTATTGGTAAAGAACATAAACTCATTATCTTCATCTTCACTTAATACAAGTAAAATAGAACATAATAACTGCTCTAAGGATTTTAAATATCCCGCCACAATAGCTGTTTGTTCAATTCCCTCATCTGTCTTTACCTGTAGATCATAATACCATTCAGAACTAACGAGACTTCTCGAAAAATCAGCATTACTAGTTAAAACACTATAATTCTTCTCGAACCATCTTTTCATATCTGAAATTTCTTCCTCTTCAAAAATCGACTGAAGCTCAGTTTCATAGAAGTAACCCAATAATTCTTTTCGTATTTTTTCCTTATGTTTTTCTACAGCCTTTTTTGTCGGAATTGCCGATACGGTAATTCCTAACTTCTGCTCTGCATCATAATTATATCGACCAACACATTCCTTAAAATCCTCATAATCATCTCTACCAAGCATTTCAAAAAATTGTTTCATCGTTATCTGCTCTATGCGATTCTTGTGCTGGTAATTTCGATATTTATGACTATTAGGTTTATAAAATTGTGGTTGCCCATCCATTGAGTCTTGCAAAACAACCACCGTCAATTTATCTATGATACGCATCATTTCATCAGAAACATTCGGCATAAAATTAGGCGTAAAAGAAATCAAAATTCCTATTGATTTATCATCTACTTCTAAGATAAAGTCTACATCTTCATTTTCTGTAATTTCTTTTATCTGCATTTCCATTTGTTTGCACATATCAATACAAAGTTGACGACAACCATTAAGCACCTGATAATTGCTAAAATGTGCAACTGTTTTCATTAAAGGAAACTGTTTGTTAGATACACAAAATAATGGCTCCATATCGGAAACTTCATAGGCCATTGAAAAATCATCTACTGTTTTATCCAATAATTTGGTCATATCTGCTATCGCAGATTCATATAACGTCTTCATACAATACCTCCTACATATGAAAAAAGGCATACAGTATAAACTGCATGCCCTGGCAGTTCGCAGAAATTATTCTGCCTTGTTAGATTCTAACAAAGCTACCACTTTACGTGTGGCTGAAACTACTATTGAAACGATAGCAGTCGCTTTTTCAATCTGAACAAGAACGACTTCGACTTTACGTGCCATGGTGCTACCTCCTTTCCTGAGCAGTGCCCAAAGAATACATTCCGTAGTACCACGTCGCCAACATGCCATTTTTATTATATTACAAAATCAAGAAATTTTCAATTCCGACACTGGTCCTATCCGTATCAATCTTTCTTGTAAAACATGGTCTCATATCCATCAGCCCTGAGTTCCAATCCCTTTGCCCAAGGTGGTACTTCGCCCATCAGTTTGCACACAGTTTCCAACGATTCATCCAGCCCGCATTCCACTATTACCTCATCATGCACATGAGCACAAATCTCATAATCTTTCAGACTTCTCATAGAATAACAGAGCAAATCCCTACTGATTGCCTGAACGATATTCTCCACAAACTTCGGGCCATAACTTTCGATTCGTTCCCATTTCTTTGTTGCACCAACACCTTCATATGTTACAGCCTCACCACCGAACTGGTTCTCCCCCATCTTTGGTTTTACATAACAGAGTCTACGTCCGGATGGTAGCTTAATGAATAGCATTCCACTCTGGTAATAGAACCGAATCCCATGTGTTTCCGACATAGTTCGACCTTTTACAGCAAATTTCACAGCCCTGTCTACATCCCACCAGAACTGAACAATGTTTGGGTTAGACTGTCTCCACATATCCACAAGCGGCTGCAGTTCCTCTTCCTTTAATCCCATATCCAATGCACCCATAGATTTCAAAGCACCTACAGAGCCGCCATATCCTAATGCAAGTTCCGCAATCTTACCCTTCTGTCTCAAATGACTGTTTACGCCATGCTTTTCAACCGGAACACCAAACATGGCAGATGCAGATGCACAATAAATGTCCCCATTATTGCGAAATACTTCTGTTCTCCACTCTTCCCCAGACAGCCAGGAAAGTACCCTTGCTTCTACTGCTGAGAAGTCCGCTACCACAAACTTACAATTCTCTTTTGGGATAAATGCAGTTCTTATGAGTTCTGATAATACATTAGGAACTGAATCATACAGCATAGATAATGCTTCATAATCTCCGGATTTCACAAGTGCTCTTGCCTCTTCCAAATCCGGCATATGGTTCTGTGGAAGATTCTGCAACTGAATCAGTCTGCCCGCCCATCTTCCAGAACGGTTTGCACCATAGAACTGAAACATTCCATGTACCCTTCCATCTTTACAGACCACATTTTCCATAGCCTGATACTTCTTCACGGAAGATTTTGCGATCTGCTGTCGTAATGACAGCACCGTATACAATTCTTCATCAGCATCTTTCATCATTGTCGCTACAGCCTTTTTATCCAAAGAATCCGTCTCCACACCACGCTCCAACAGCCATTCTCTCATCTGAAGCACGCTGTTTGGATTCTCCAGTTTTGTAATTGCTTTCATGGCAGAAAGCAGTTCTTCTTTTGATATAGCATCAATCTGAATTGCATTCTCCACCACCTGCCAGTCCAGAGCAATCCCACGGTCATTGATACACTGGTCCATATGGTACTCTTCCCACACGAAATCAGGAACTGGGAATTTCTGCAATTTCTTCTGAATAGACATTTCCACTTCCACATCACGTTTATTGTATGCCTTAAACAGTTCCCACTTTTCCGGACTATGAATCGGAAGATTTCTGGTACGTCCGCCGTTGGTCTTTGTCGGCTTGCATGGAACACAGAAATAACGAATCAGGTCTTTGCCCTCTTTCAGTTTCTGTTCTTCCAATCCGAGCACACTTCCGGCGCCCTCCAAGGATAAAGGCAGCCCCATATAAGCAGACCAAATCATACTGCATTTCCAACTGTCCGGGCTGAGATATTTTCCCTTCATAAGCTCCGGAAACTCACATCTTAAATACTCTGACAAACAGATTCTTTCAAAGGAAGCATTAAACGCCCATTTTGTTACAGAATCATCCAACAGTGCCTGAATAATATAATCCGGCAACACATCCCCGCTTGCCATATCGTACACAACAACCGGACTACCATTTATGGAGACTGCAAACAGTAGTATTTCAAATTCTGGCGATTCCACATATCGGTATGCACCACTCTTTTTAATATCCACATCACTATAAGTTTCAAGATCTATAGACATCTCTTTTATCATTACAATTTCCTCCACGTCAAAGAGGCAGTAGCTTATCGCCACCGCCTCCGCTTTTATTATTCCTTATTCTTTTCCAGTTTTGCCTTGCGTTCTTTTTCACTGCGGATGTCATCACGGATATCCCTGTAGATCATAAATCCCCACCAACCAATCATAATTACAAACCACACAACTGCAAGAATTGTTACAATAATACTCGTCATAAATTTTACCTCTTTTCTTAGATTGTTCTAGGCGGCAGAGCACTACCGCCTGTTTCATTGTCACTTAGTTTAAGAAATCGTCATCTTCCTCTGTTGCAAAATCATCTTCTGCACGAGACTTACCACCTAAAGGTTCTCCATCCTTAATCTTCTGGAGATTATTAAGTCCACAAGCAATTCCACGATTTCCATTACTGTTGAATGCATATAAGCTGATAGAAGCCCTACCATACACACCGCTGTAAACTTCGGAACGGTCAAGAATCGGCTGACGGTCTGCATCCACGATACCAGGAGCAGCAGTACTGTTGGCATTGATAAAATAACATCCTGCATAAGCCGGATCGTCTGGTCTTTCCGTATCACCATCACGGAGAGGTGTTTTGATGACAGATAATGCCGGTACGCTCTTACCATTACCCTTTAACTTACTCTGTCCCTCTTCATAAGCCGCCTGAATTGCAGCCTTAATCTTTTCCACTGTCTTTGTATCAGACTTTGGAATAATCAGGGATACAGAAAACTTCGGTGCTCCGCCATTGATTGACTTTGCATCCCACACATTTGCATAACTCCATCTTGTTTCAGGTCCTGTAATAACTTTTGTTGGATTGTTGAATTTTGACATAATCTTTTTCCTCCTAATTTTCCTTAAAATCATCTTGTGCTGTATTCATAGCCGGACGC